TCATATATAGAAGTTGCCTTGTGTTCTTCAGAGTATAAATCAATACTACTTAAATTACATTTATAAAAAGCTTCTGAACCAAAATATCTAATATCTTTTGTTCCATAAAATATTTCAAAATTTTCCTGATTTTTAAATGCTGTATTTCCAATACTATTAAATCCACTTAATTTAGGGTCTATATATACTCCATATAAGTTTTTACTTGGTAACTCAGAATCATTGAATCCAAGGTTATTTATACCTGTTCCACTATCTAATATTATATAACTTTTTTGGCTCCAAGTTGTTCCTCCAACATTCCAGAGATTTGAACCTTTTTTCAAATATCCATCTGTAATAGCTTGAGATATAGATTTAAATAAAGTGTTATCTATTCCCCATATTCCAGCTTCTTTTGAAAGTCTGTCACCGTCAGAACATTTTATTAATACGTTAGGAGTTTCTGTTGTAATACTTACTCCTATTGTTATTAAATCAAATTGAGCAACTGTTCCTAAATATTCTATATCTTTTAGTAAATCACATTCTGCAAAAGCATAATCACCTATACTAGTAACTGATGCAGGAATAATTAATTTAGTTAGAGAGTTACAGCCATAAAATACTCTATCTTGTATAGTTGTTAAAGATGATGGAATATTTATACTCTGTAGATTGTGCATATACATAAATGCTCTTGAACCTATAGAGGTTATTGTATCAGGTAAAGTAATTTTTGTTATATTGTTGTTATTATAAAACTTTAAGATACCAATTCCTGTTACACTGTCATCAACAACTAATTCTCCTGCAACATTACTACTAACAGCTGATATTGTATTATTTGTTACTGTTATGTCACCGTTATTAATTAAATCACTCCAACTAGTAAATACTCCGTTATTATACATTCCAGGTTCTTTATATATTAAAGGAGTGTCACCGTCTGTGCAGTGAACTTTATATGTTCCATCTTCCCAACCGCTAGGCATATATGGTAAATCTACTTCCCAGCCGTCAGTCTTATTCAAAGCATACCATTCTGCTTTAGTTCCGTTGAAATTAATTGTATCTAAATTAGGACAATTATTGAAAATCTGGGCTCCTAGTGTTGTTATGTTTTTATTATTAAAAGTTATTTCTTTAATAGAAGAACCTGAAAAGGCAGCATTTCCAAAGTAATAAGCTTCCGTTATTACACTATTTAAAGATAAGCAGTCTTTAAAAGCACCAGGACCTATTACTTCTACTATATCTTCAGTATCTATATCAATAATACCACTTCCAGCAAGACAAGAATTTTCTAACTGAATCTTACCAGAAGTAATATTTGAAAAATCTAAAGCAGTTAGGGCAGTACAACCTTTAAATGCACCTACTATTGTTATTGTTCCAAAATCAGTAGGAAAAACAATTGTATCTAAAGAAGTGCAACCTTCAAATGCTCCAGTTGTTCCCTGTGCTACTGTATAACCTATTTGAATATTTGAAGTTATAGCATCTAAATCCAATGTTTTTAAGTTCACACAGTTAGCAAATGCACCATCATTTATTCCTATAATAGATATTCCTTCCAATTCAGAACCAACAACACATTCTTTAGGTATTTCTAAATGAGTTATTTCATTCTGATTGTCATCTAAAATTCTATAACTAGGCATATTATTTTACCTCCTTTTTTAAAATACTACTAACAAAAAAGAAAACAACATTTTTTCTTTTGTTTGTAAAATTACTCAACATAGCCGCCACCTCCAGCGTTTTGTTCTTGAATTTCTACTATATTAAGAAGTAAAGTGCTATGTGTATTCTCTCTAGTAATTACTACATAATCTTGAGATGGCATTTCTTCTATTTGACAATTTATAATAACAAAAGAAATATCCATAACTGAACTACTTACATTAAAATCTGTTTCTATAACTATGCTATTATCTGTATAACTATCATCTAAATCAATATATAAACTGTAATTAAACACTCCAGCACTCTTTGTAAGTGTTTTTAAAGTTTCTGATTGTCCATCTACTTCTCTTTTTATTGTTATTGTTCCAGTTAAAGCAGTGTCAGAAATTCCTAAATTTAATAAACATCTAGAAGTATTATTTACATATACAACTCTATAGGAATTTGTCATTCCATTTGTTACATTACCTTTAACAATATCAGTTGTTCTTTCAGTTGCACTTTCACTTTCTACTACATAACTATTGCTACTATTTAAAGTTCCATAACTGCTAATTGTCATTCCTATATAGTCAGTAGATATATTACATACTAGTATATTATATGAATTATTTTTCTTATCTACTACTGTAATCATATCACCTAAACTAATATCTTTATTGTATCTCATAGTAAAGGTTGCTTTGTAATAAGTTACAGGAATAGCGTCAGCTACATTTTGTAAAGCTGAAACTAAATCATCATATCCAAGTGCTTTCATTAATCCATCTTCATTTGTTATATTTAACTTATCATTTGAGCCATAATTAAAAGCACTGTCATACAATACAACATTAAAACCATCTAAATTAATAGTTTTTCTATCTAAACTTATATTTTGTAATTGTCCATAATTAAGAGTTATTTCTGGGCTTGTCTCATACCACTTAAAAGATAAATCTCCATTACTATCAATATAAGCAAAGGTTCCAGTAATCATACAAATAGATTTAATTAAATCTCTGCAGTATTTATTTAGGAAAAATGTTCCATCAGTTATTTCTAGATTCATATTTACAGTAGGAGCGGTTCCTATACTTAATCCACAAAAATCAGCTGTATTCTCCAATAATTCACTGACTGTTAATGGAAAAGTAAAAGAATTATCATATCTAGTGTCTAACTTAATAATATTGTCATTTCCTGACATATTTACAACATCATTCTCATCTGCTGTTCTTGTTGTAAAGTTATAAACTCCTAGTAAATCATCATCATCATTATAAACTTTAATTATAGAGCCCTCTAAATCTTGTCTATACTCAATACTCTCATTTATATCTCTAAAAGAAAAATTTACAGTAGAAGCTGAAGCAATACCTAAGCTTATTAAATTGTCACTACTTGAATTTTGAGAGGTTTTTAAACTTATTAAATAATTTCTTGATACAGTCTCTAAAATTTGACCATCTTTTTCAATTGTAATATACATTTTAAACCTCCTTATTTTTCTATTACATTCAAAGTTATATTCCAATAACAAACATTATTTATTTCTGTTACAAATTGACTTTGAGAAGAACTATTATAGAAAGTTTTTGTAATATTTGTTCCTGCTTTTGGGTCTGGATAATCTATTGTTACAAAGTCATTGTCTCCTATTGCGTTTAAAATAACACTTGATTCACTATCACTAGCAGCAATCCATTCTATAGATATAGTTCTTTTGAGTCCTATAGTGTGAATATTCATTTCAGCAGTATATTCATTTCTTCCGCTGTATTTATCAACAACTCTCTCAACATTAACAGATAAACCGTCTTTAGTAGGTTTCTTTACTGCTATGTTATTTATCTTAAATGCTCTTGCCATAATAAATCTCCTTTTATTATTATTTATATATATTATGCTTTTTTCTTTTTTTGTTAGTATTTACTCAAAGTAAAAGAGAGATAGTAAAAACTATCTCTCTTAACTAACAAAGAAAAAATATAAACATTTATTAATAGAATTGTCTATTTCCAGTGCTATTTGCTGTATTTAATCCCATTTCAACCATTTTTGTATAGAATGTTTGTCCGTCTACATTGAAGTTAATCATTATAGGTTGAGTATTCTTTCCTTGTGAAGCTTGCATATTTCCTAATCCTTGTGCTACTGCACTTGCTATTGCTTGCTTTAAGTCATTTTCAGGAGCTATATATTCACCTTGACTCTTATTATCTCCTACTACTGCAAGTTGTGGCTGATTTGCTTTTACATATCCACCAGCAGCAAAGAATGGAATACTCTGTAAGAAGTCTATGTTCTCTTTATGTTTTTGAACTTGACTAGCATAGTTTTCTTTTATATTGCTCTTCATTTCTTTTTCTTTATCTTTTCCCATAAAGAAACCAGCAATTTCAGCAAGTCCCATTGAGCTGTATTTTTCAGAGTTAGCTTTTGCAGTGGCTGCTTCATCTCTTAACTTTTCATAAGTTTCCATATCTCCAGATTTATAAGCTTTCTCTGCTTGACTTGACTTTCTCATACCTTCAATAGCACTTCCACCAGATTTAATTGCGTCTCCAATAAATCCACCGTCTCCAATGTCTGCAATTGTTCCAGCTATGTCACTTACAACTCCTAAAACTTCATTAAATTTAGAAGTTATATTGTCTATTATGTCAGGTAACTGCTCTAAAATTTCTTTAAATCCAATCATACCGCTCTTATCAGAATCTTTTGCTCCAAGCATTTCACCTATTTTACTAATAACACCATCAAAATGTTCTTTTATCTTATCTATTAAGTTAGGAATACCATTTATAATTTCTCTGAATCCATAGATACCGTCTCCGTTCTCATCTTTAGCTCCAATTAACTGTCCTATGGTAGATAAAGTAGTTTTAAAGTGTTCTATTACTTCATTTATAAAGTTTGGAATACCTTTAATAATTTCTTTAAAGCTATATACACCATCTCCGTTCTCATCTTTAGCTCCAATAATATCTCCTACAATCTGTTTTACAAAACCAAATGCGTCATATATAGCATAGACTAGTTCTTGTCCAAAGCTTAATTCTCCATCTACTTCTCTTGTTCCACTTAATACATCAGTAACACCTTGGAATACATCTCCTATAAATGTAATTATGCTAGAAAGTCCTGTAACTGCTACATTTACAACTCCCTGTATTCCTTCTTCACTTGACATTTTATCAAAGAAAGGTTTAATTACTTGTTCCCATAAAATATTGACTTTATCACCTAAATAAGTGAATGCGTCAATTAAAGGTTTTAAAGCGTTCTGTCCTGCTTCACTGTTTAGATATTTAAACAAATTCTCAAAGAAAGCTGTTATATATCCACCAACTTCAGAAACTATTTTTGCTAAACCTTCAAAAGCTCTACTAAACAAATCTAATACTTTTTCTTGCTTTAAAAGGTCTGTTAAACCTTTAAATATAGTAGATATTACTGTAGCAACTGTTCTTCCTACTGTTTCAAGTATTTTAATTATATTGTATAAGATTTTTTGGAATTTTGCGTTTTTAGTTAATTTCTCTAAGTTTTTAAATCCTAAACTGAAATTATCAAATACCTTGTCCCAAGCTTTTATTAAGTTATCTCCACCGTCTTTAATATATTTAAGTAATTGTTCATTGAAAGCTGCTCCTAAATTAACAAAGAAAGAAGTAGCTGCTCCTGATACTTGACCAAGTTTAGCCATTATATGATTGCCAATATCATTATCATCAATATATTTAAGTAAGTTAGTAAAAGATTTTCTAAGTCTTCCAAAAGCATTATCATCAAACATTCCTTTAAAACCTACTTTAAAAGCGTTAAAGAAATCTTTAATTTTATTAACCCATTCTTCAATCTTCTTTCTTACTTCATCATATTTAGAAGTATCTATTTCCTTCTGTCCTAATATATCACTTTCAGTAGAAAGAGGACTTTCTTCTTCTTCACTGTCATTTTTACCTAAAATATTAAGTTCATCAAATCCTAAAACTGCTTTTTCAAGTGCCTTGCTTGCTGTTTCTGCGGATTCTTCTAACTCATCAGCTTTATTTTCTAATAAAGTATTGAGTCCAGAAGATACACCAGAAGACAACTGAGAAGCGTCTCCAAAAATAGCAGCTGTTATCATTTTAAATTTATCAGCTATGCTCTGTAAAGCTGGTAAAACATACTGATTGATGTAATTAAGCATAGGAAGAAGAGCATTTATAAAGCCCTGGCCTAAAGTTGCCTTAAAGTTTGCCCAGGCTTCTTTCATCTGTTTTACACTATTTGCCCACCCTCTAGATGTTCTTTCAAAGTCTCCGCTTGCGTATCCTAAGTCATTTAAAACTTTCTTAAATCTCCAGACAATTTTCTCCTGTTGACTCATTTGGTCATAAGTCTTTTTAGCTCCTTTTTGATAAGCAAATTGTCTCATTGTAGTAATGGATATATCTGCTCCAAGCTGTCTTAATGCTCTAGTTTGTCCAGTTATAACAGCTGTCATCTTTTCTTGTGTGAAGCTGTTTTCCATATTCCTAAGAGAAGCAACGTCTGCAGCAAGTTCTACAAGCTGTTTAGACATATCAAATCCCTGTTCTTCTCCAAAACCAGCTGATTTAAACAAAGCTCCCATTGTAGAGATATAATCTTTATATGAGTTTTTAGATAAACCAAAACTCTTCAAAGATTTCTCAGCTAATTCTTCTACTGCTTCCGTCATACTAGGAAAAACAGTTTCAACAACGTTCTGGACCTCTGACAATGAAGAACCAAGCTCCGCTGTTTCTTTTCCAAAATCTATCATCTTATATACACTGAAGAATCCAAGTAAATTTTTTGTTATTCCTTTAAGTCCGTCTCCAAATTCATTAATTCCAGTGTTCTTATTTGAAAACATACCAGTAATAGAATTAGCAACTTTTCTAATAAGTCCAGCAACTCCATTTATTGCCTTTTTAGTTATATTAATAACAGTTGTTATTCCTTTTTTAATAAAGTTGAAAACTTTTTTAAGTGTCTTTAATATTGTTCCTGCAATACTTCCAGCTATTTTAAAAACTGTTCCAGCAATAGAAACTGTTAAACCAAGAATAGAACCAACTGTTCCAGCAATAGGACCAAGTACTTTTGAAATAGTTGAAATACTCCCTCCAATAGTAGAAAATACACCTGATAAGGAATCTCCAAAACCCTTAAAAACAGTTTCTATATTTTCAGTGAAGGAACTTGGAATTAAATTGCTTAAAGAATCTTTAATCTTAGAAAAAGTATTTTTCAAATTAACATACATATCTGATTTTGAAAGTTTTTCTAGACTTTGTTTAACATTTTTAACATTATTATTAATAGCTTTATAACCATTTATCATAGTTGTCAAAGCTGATTTACTTCTTAATAAGGTTATGTTAGAAGAAGCAGCATTTAAAGTAATTTTCTTCTGTAAACCAAGAATTTTTTCTTCTTCTTTTCTTTCTCTTTTCTTTTGATTTTCCTTATTTTTTGAAGCTTGCTCTTCTTTCTTCTCAAGTGCTAATGCTTGTCTTTTATCTTGCATTCTAGATTTTTCTTCAGCTGTAGCTTTTTTAGCTTCTTCTGTTCTAGTTTTCTCTTGCTGTATCTGTAATCTTAATGCATTATTTATAACTCTTGCAGCTTTTTTATTTTGTGAAAGGATATCATTTATTTTAGCAAGTTCTTTTGATATTATACCTGTTAAATTGCCTAAATCTTTCTGTAAGCCAGTATCTTCAAGTAATACTTCCAGAGATACTTGACCTACAACTTCATTTTTATTGTCAGCCATCTTTACTCTCCTTTACATTAATTTATATATTTTATGCTTTTTCTTTTGTTAGTAATAATAAAACACAGTTATTAATTTGACTTTACGTCAAATTAAACTAACAAAAAGAAAAAAGGATAAACTACAATTGAGCTTATCCTTTGTGCTTATCTACAGTTGAGAAATATTTACTACTACCAACTTTCATAGCAAATTCTTTATTAATTCTTTCCTGCCATTTTTTATCATTTTTATGTTCTTCCTCTATTCTTCCTCTTTCTTTGTCAATCCAATTTAATCTCTTCATCTTTAATGCGTCAGGCCAATTTTTAATAACCTCTTTATCTTCTTCAGTCCTTATTTGAACTTCTTTTCCTAAAGCAGTATCAGAGGAGAGTCCTGAAATTAGACAAAAACCATTGCTTTTAGAAAGTTTGTCTTTGTAAAGGTTTATATGATATTGTTCTTGAAAACTACTGACTATTAAGCCAAGGTCATCTAGAATGTCATAACCTCTTATTTCATCTTGACTTACTGTTTGTTCTTCCTCTTTTTCCTGTTCCTCCTCTTGCATATTGCTCACAGTGGCAACTATATATCCTAAATCTTCTAAGTCAAGGTTTTCTTTCTTTAATTCTTCAACAAACTCACTACAAACTAGTTTGTCTAACATACTATAAAATATTTCTTCCACCTCTTCTTCAGTTTTGCATTTCTTTATATCTCTATCACATTTTAAGATATAAAGAAATACTACAAACTGATTATTGACTTTATAAGTTTTGTCATTCCAAAGAAATTCTTGCTCTTCTTCAAATAGACTGAAATTACTCATTTTCAGGTTCTTTTTCTTCTTCTCCACTGAATCTAAGCTTGTAAGCTTCTTCTATAGAACCTGTATCTTGGATTGCTGTTAAGATTATAATGTAAATATCAATTACTTGTTCTATATCAAGTTTTACAACCTTGTCTACAAAATCTTTACCAACAATTTTTTCAAGAACTTCTGGAATTCTATTAAGTACTGTAAGAACAACTTCAGGACTTACTCCTTCTTCTAAGTCATTCTTTTCCATTATAAAACTTAACTCTTTACTTGCAATATTAAAAGTTTCAAAATCCTGTTTAATTAAATACTTTTTACCTTCATAAGTGAAAGGAATTAACTTAACCTTATCACTTTTTCTTTTCTTTACTTCTTTACTTAAATCAAAAATTTGTGCCATAATTAAAATCTCCTTTACTTTTTTTATTATACTAATATTTTATTACAAACAAAAGAAAAATATAACTACAAAATGAATATTTTTTAAAATTTTTTAACCTATTCCGTCTCCATAATCTACATAATCATAATTATTTGTATTACTAGTTGTATCTTCTGGAACTGACAAATCTATTTTAATATCTTTATTCTTATATTTCTTCTTTAATTCTTCCTCTTTTTCTATTCTTGCTATTTCTAATTTATATTTGTTTTCTGTTTTAGCTTTCCAAGAATAAAATCCAACTGATATTGTTGTTAAACTAAAAAGACTAGGAATTAATACTTTTAAAATTCCTAAATCCAGTGTTATAGCTACCATTACACAAGTAAAAATAACTAACATATAAGTTAAAATAATTATGGAACCTAAGACTATTTTACTGTATTCCTTTTTCTTTTTGTTAGTATTATCTATTTTTACTTCTATCACTAAAATCACCTCTCTTAAGGATTCATTCCTAAGCCAATTTTAATTAAAACAAATACAACACCTATTACTGCAGTAACAATTGCTCCAGTAACTGCTCTTGATAACCATTTATTATTATCAACAAGAGAATCAATTTCTTTCTGCTGTTGTTTAGTATTTTCCTGTAACTGAACAACTTCCTTTTTTAAATCATCAACATCATCTTTTACTTTTATAATGGACTCTAGCTTTGTCTCAATTGCTACAAGTCTCTGAACTATCTCATTTAAAATCTTGTCATCCATAACAAATAAAATCTCCTTTACTTAAACTTAATCTCTTTTTATATATTATATAAAAAATATATTTTTTTATTCATAATTTATTATATTTTTTATAAAAAAACATATTATATATAAACAAAATAAATTTTAAAGGAGATGTTAATAATGGAAGGTATTAAAAACTTTTTAGAACTAATCAATGATAACTGGACTCTAATTGTTACTATAATTGGACTTATTTTAGCTATTTATAGAAAGATTAAAAATTATTTATCAAAATCAGAAGAAGAGAAGAAAGAAATAGCACTTACTCAAATAAGACAGTCAATGTTAGAGTTAGTTGTTAAAGCTGAAAAAGAATATGGAGAAAAAACTGGTAAACTTAAAAGAAGTAAGGTTTTTGAAGAAATCTATTCTAAATATCCAGAATTAAAAAATATTGTATCACAAGAAGATTTAGAAAAACAAATTGATGACATTATAGATGAAAATCTAGAAACTTTAAAGAAAATGTTAGAAAATAATAAGGATTTTGAAGAATTTATTTATAGTTTCAAAATTAAGTAAGAAGAGGATTTATTTCCTCTTCTTTTTTTGTTAGTATTTACTGTAAGATTGTTACTAACAAAAGAAAAAATAACATAAAAAAATAACTCCTACCAGATATAAATCCAGTAAGAGTTATTAAAAAAAGAAAGGAATTTAATTAAGCTTGATGAGGGTCAGTAGTTTTTTCAAGAGTCTTAAGTTTAAGGTTTCCAGAGAAGCCTATCACACCTTCTGCTGGCCCGCCAAAAGTCTCAATATTTACCATAGCTGTGAAGTAGTTAACAGTTGTTCCGTCAGGATACTCAATCTTGAAATCCATTTCACATTCTGCTCCAACCTTATCTCTTGTAGCAAGAATAGCAGAAAGAGCTGTATCAGCTGTGTCTGCCTTTCCTTCAAGAGCAATCTCAGGAGCAAGTCCTGTCTTCATTGACTGTTCAACTATATTTCCAAGTTCATACCAAGAAACTATGTTTCCGTTATAAGAAATTTCAAAAGAAGTGATGTGAGGAATCTGAACGTAAGCATTTTCTACATATACACTTAATTTGCTAGGAATTACACTATATAACATAATCTTTATTATCTCCTTTTTATTAATTTTTATATATTATATGCTTTTTAAAATTTTTTGTTTTTGTTAGTTATTTTTTAATATTAAGAAATACTGTATTGCCAGAATGCTTCATTACTTGTTACATTATCAGAAACAAGAAGAGCATTTAAGGTAGCTGCTTCTGCTGCATCATCATAAGTAACTCCCTTGTAAATTATAGCAGGTGTTCCTGAATAACTAAATACAGTTACTTCACTGTCAATACTTGTAATATTAGAACCTAAATCTAACTTGTTGCTATTACCATACAAAACAAATGTTTTACTAGCTTGACTATCTAAACTCTTAATTGTTGTAAATGTGCTAGGAATTTCAATTGTTCTGTTTTCAGACATAGTAGTATTTACAACAATACCTTCAAGAGTTGTGTCATCTGTTCCAATGTATAAGAATTTATTTCCGTCTGTATCAGTTGAAGCATTAAGTTTTTCATCTGAAACAAGTGCAAATTTAGAGCCAAGTGTAAATGTTTCAGAAGTATTATTAACAACTACTCCAAACATATTAAAAGCATTATTTTCAACTGTTTCTACTGATGCAGGAATTGTTGTAGGAGTAACATTATCTAAATAATTTTCTATTGTTGATGTTCTGTCAGAATATAAGTTCAAAGAACCAATTTCTTTAATTCCGTTTTCAATATAGAAGTTAGCTAAATTGTATAACTGCATATTTTTAAAGAAATCACTTTCTATCTCTGTTACATCATATGTTTCTCCTTCATATGTTACAGTTGCTGGAATTGTCAATGAAGTTAATGCATCAAAATCTGAAGTAGGATTATAATTTATTCCATCAAAGTAGTAAGCGGTTTCATTCAAACTAACACTATAAGTGTCATCTTCTTTCTTTGAATAATGGAAGAATCCATCATCAAAATAATCTGGTTGTGTAGGAGTTGGTGGTTCAGGTTGTGCTGCTGTGTGTAAATAAATCACATTTTGTTATCTGTAAAGTTTTTTATCTTTACATTCTTATAGTTTCCTATAAGGTCAGCATATCTTTTCACTTTTTTAAAGTGTTCCTGCCTCTTGGGACTATTATATTCTTTTATAAAAATAGAGGGCTGAATATTCAGCCCTCTATCATAAAAGTTTCAAGTCCTATGCGTTGCGGCTGTTACTATTTTTAGATAATAACTTCACCTCTGATTACCATATCTAATAAGACTTAGGCTTCCAGATTTTTTCAGGAATTTTAAAACGGCATTATTTACGCAACAGTATGAAGGTAAATACCGTTTACTTTATTGTCAAATACAGAGCACCAGTTCTCATTTCTGAACTCAAGAACAAATGAGTCAAGTCCAGGATATTCACCAGGATTGTATTCTTTTGTCCACTGACTATACTTGCAGATGACAGCACTCTTATCAATAAGTAAGAAGTTGATAGCAACTCCACCAGGAGTAAATCCAAATTCACTTGTTCCGTCTTTAAGAGTTACATCTGTAAACATTCTTGTTTCAGGAACTTCTACAACAGTCATATCAGCAAAAATGCTCTGAAGAGGGCTGTTAAGCATAGATACTGTTCTTACTAAGTTTGTAAGTGCAGGATTGATGAAGAGAACAAGGTTCTCCATACTTACTTCAGTGTTAGCAAATCTAGTTCTAGCTACATTGATAGCAGAAATAACATCTGCACCAGATGTAAGGTTAGCAGCTACAGTGTTAGCAACAGGAGCTTTCTTAGCAATTGTAGAAATTCTCAAAATATCTGTCTCAGGAACAACGTGATTTCTGATAAGTGAAGGATAAAGAGAAGCTGCTACAACGTCCATTGAATCAAAGTTGTCAAGTCTGTCAACTGTCTTTCTTACAGCTCTTGAATTAAGTCTTGTGATTTCTTCCCAAGTAAGTGCTACTTCATCAGTAGGATATCCGTTAGCTGTATAATCACCAAGTCCGTTAGAACTTTCTTTTGCTACATAAAATTTTCCAGCAGGTCCAGCAATTACATTAACATTTGAACCTTCAAGGATAGAGGTTTTAGCACCAGCTTTGTAAATTTCATCAATCTGTCTCTGATACTTTGAACCAGCTACAATATTAACATTATACATAACTTATAATCTCCTTTATTAATTTTTATATATTATATGCTTTTAAAAAAATTTGTTTTTTTACAATAAACCAAAAAGCTTATCAAGGTTAGAATCTTCTTTCTTAGTTTCTACTGTTTGCTTTTTAGTTATACCAAATAACTCATCTAATTTTTCATTAATCATTACATCATCTTGTGATTTTGGAGTTCCAATCTTCTCATCAGCAACTTTACCAATAAGACCAGGATATTCTCTAAGAGTATTAACAAATGTTTCCTTAATCTTAGCACTATCTACTTCATCTTTTGTTAAAGTATCAAAATCACAAAGTTTCTTAACTGCTTTTAAAGCTTTTTCATCTAAACCTAACTCTTTACTAATACTATTAACTGTATTATTAAGTCTCTCATTCTTAAGAGTGCTCTTAAGAGAATTAAGTTCATTTCTTAAATTTTCAATATTCTGTTTTTCTTCATTAATCTTTGAAGCTTGCTTTTCTTTATAAGCTTTAACTGCTTCTCCAACTTCTTCCTTAGTCATTCCTACTTGCTGAAAATAGCTCTTAAGAATTGCGTCTTCTTTAGACTGTGTTCCTTTTGTGATTATATCAGCAAGTTTGTTATAATCTATTTCAGGAGCATTGTTTTGAATATTTTCAGTGGCAGCAGGCTGCTCATTGTTTACCTGCTCTAAATTTTCAGTATTTTGAATATTTTCTTCCATAAAGGTTGCCTCCTAATTTAAAGTCTTAGTGACTATACTGGTAGTTTAAAGTCATAACATTTGGGACTAAAAGCTTAAATACTTTTATATATTATATACTGTTTCTAAATTTCTATATTTTATGTTTCAAACTCACTCTACACAGTGTGTTTTTGTCTCAAATTTCAATTTTAATTAATTGCGGCAACATTTACTTAGACTTAAACCTTTTTTGTTGTATTTTCTTTTTTGTTAGTGTAATTACTGTATATTAATTAATTTGACATTTTTACAAAATGTCAAAACTAACAAAAGAAAAAATAATTAACTAAAAAATTATTTATTTAATTTATATTTTTTTATAAATATATTTATTTATATATATAAGGAATGGATTTTCACTTTTTTTTGAAAGAAATGGCTTAACCACGGGCAAAAGTGGCATTTTTATCCTCCTAGAATTGACCATTTTTGAAGTCAAAAATTAGTGATTTCAGGAGGATAAAATATTAATATTTTTACTTTTTATTAATATTTTTATTGTCAAATTTTGACATTTATATATAAAAATAACTTAAGCAAAAAAATAAGAGGTTATTAAACCTCTTATTTTAATTAATAATCAAGCTCATATTCAGCACTAGCAGCTTTTTCTTCATCATTGAAAGAATTTGTTCCTACCTTCTTGCTTTCATCATTCTTATATAGCCTTTCAACTTCTCTTTCTCTCTCTTCAAGCTTCATTTCAGGATATAATTCATCTACTATAAACTCATTACTCATAATTCCAGCTTGTTTTGCTTTTGCCATTACTTCTACTCTTGCTTCAAAACTAGGATTTGCATATTCTCCAAAATTAATAAGAACTGTATAATCTTTTGAGTTCTTTTCTGAATTTTCATAATTGTATAAATAAATACTCTCTCTTATTAACTTTTCCAAGGACTCTCTGATTCCTTTTATAATACTCTTTCTAGTATATAAGGTTACTTTTTCTTTTTCTCTCTGTGCTTCTGCGTTGTCAAGTCTCTTTGTATTTATTCCTATTGTTGAAGCAGATATAAGACCGTCAATTGATAATTCAAAGAATGTTAAATAACTTTCTTTATATTTATCTACTTGAATTTGTGGCTCAATTACTTCAATTTTAGCGCTTGCGTCTTCACTTGTAGAATAATCAGCAACTTTAATAAATTCATTAAATCTCTCATCATCTAAAACAAGTTTTCCGTCTCTTGTTCTAGGAATTAAACTCTCTGGAATATATTTCTGTATTCTACCTTTTCTTAATGCGTCTATCCATTGACTTATTGTCTCATCTAACTCATCATAAATTTGTTTCTTTCCTTCAAAAATACTCTTTCCTCTTCCTTCATATAAATTACTATCCCAGATTTTAAAAGGAATTGCTAAGAATATATTTGTGTCTAACTGGCCGTTCTCTTTTGTAAAATACTTATCTTCTAAACCTATAAGTTCTTCAATTGTATTTAATGGATAAATAGCTCCTTCACTGTCAGTTAGTTTGTATTTAATATATCCTTTACCATAGAACTCTAACAATACAAATCTTTTATCATCTTTAAAATAAACTTTCTTAAAGATAATTTCTTGGATTCTTCCGTATTTGTATTTATATTCTATATCAGACGCATTAACCCATTCAATAATAGGTAAAGAAGAAAAAGAACTGTCCCAGTTTAACTTAAAAGCACCGTCACCATATACTAAAACACCTTCAAGTGCGTTGTCTAACACATCACTTAAATTGTTTTCTTCATATATGTTTTCCCATATTTTTTTATATTGTGCTCTTGAAATATCTATATCTTCAATACTATTGACTGTTATGTCTTTTAGTATATTTACTGTAAGCTGTGCCATTGGTATATGTATTTTTCTTATTCTCTCATTCCTATTAGCACTGCCCCAAAATGAAGTCCAATCTAGATATTTGTTAGCCATATAAAACTGCTCTAACTCTCTATTTAAACCTCTGAACCATATTTTATTCTCTAAAAGGTTTTCTTGAAATGTTTTTCCTTCATCAATAGGACTTAATTCTCTTATATTTCTTTTGTTAATAATACCTATACTCTGTAAGAACTCTTTAAACCTATCTCTAAAATAGAAATTATTAGACATATTCATAATCTCCTTCAAATTTTATTTTGTAAAATTTAAAGGGTCTGTCAAGTCAATTATAACTGTATTTTAATTACTGCTTGACATCTCCTTTATTACTTGTTTATTATTTATACTATTATATGCTTAATTGTTGTTTTTCTTTTTGTTAGTAACAATCTTACAGTGGATACTAACAAAACAAAAAATAAATTAATCTAAATCCTTTTTTCTATCTTCATTTAAAGCGTCTAGTTCTTTAAAGTATCCTAAATCTCTCATAAATTCAAAGAATCCAGTTATAGCATCTTCTGCGTCATCATGAGTGTTGTTTCCTTCTGTTTTGTAATTTTTTAAACTATCAGCAAACTCTGGCCATCTCTTTTCCCAGTTTTCAGGATAATAGAAAAAAATCTCTACATTCTTTCTGTTACTGAAAATTCTTATATTCTTGTTTCCGTGTTGATTCTTATCTTTTAATACTGTTTTGTAGTTTTTAAACTCATTATGCATATAACTAATAATATTTTTACTAAAAATTCTTCCTCCATTGTTTGACTCTACTCTTGCTCTCTCTACATCATTTTCTGTTAACATTTTAGCAATTGTTTTATCTGTATATTCCATACTATCCTTTGTATAAAGAATATCCATTAAATAAATAGCGTTATTGTAGTATTTACCTACTATACTGCAGCAATAATCTTCTCCAACATCTGCTGGGTCTGTATAACTGTATACAATTCCTTCTTTTGGTAAATCTTTATATGTATTAAATACATTATACATATGACCTTTTATATCTTTTGGCTCCTGTTGATAGTTAGCACTAAATATGTCTTCTGGACACAATCTCTTTTGTATATCCCATATATGTCTTGTATTATCAGGAATACCGTCTAACCATTCTCCGTTGTCTTTCATTGCTTTTATTTTGTATAAATTGTATTTGATAATATCAGTATTTTCTTCACACCAATCAATTAATTTTCCAGTTAAGTCCTTTTTATTCCACCTTGTAAACATTACTATCATTTTAAACTTTTGGTCATTTCTTGAAGTTAGTGTTCCAGTGAACCAGTTCCATAATTCTTCTAGTCTTGTCTCATTGTAACTTTCTTCTGCGTCTTTTATAATATCATCTACTACAATTAAAGAACCACCATAACCAGTTGTTGAACCACTTGGACTACTACTTCTAAAACTAACTCCTCTTTTCTGTCCCTCTAAACTCCAATTATCTGCTGCCCTTGTATCTTTACTGATTCTTTTGTTGAATATGTCTCTGAATGAAAATTTATTCTCATTTATTCCACTCTCTTTTAAAACTTCTTTTCTTACATCTTTAGCAAATTGTGTTGATAAGATATTATTATAAGAAAATACCATAAGGTTCTCATCATCACTTAAACCTAGTATATATAAACAGAATAGTTTTATTGTTAGTGTTTTTCCAGTCCTAGGAGGCATATTAATTATTTGTATGTCTATATCATTGTTTCTAAAATCTTCCAGTAATTTTGTTAAATCTTTTAAATACTGCTTCTCTTCAATATAAAACTCTGGAATCATAAGCTTACAAAATTCCCAGAAACTACTTTTTGCTCTATCTATTAATAAAAGTCTTATAAGTAATTCTTCTTTTGTAAGTTTGAGTCCAGTTTCATTTGATACACTAACAATTTCTTTAAGTAAGTTGTTAGTCATATTTCTGTTTTTTAGTTTATTTGGAATATACAAATTAAATCACCTTCCTTTTTTGTTTTGTTAGTAAAAATTAAATACAGTTATTAATTTGACATAAAGTCAAATTAAACTAACAAAAAGAAAAAAGCAAATTATTTGATGTTAACATTTTTATAATTTGCTCATTTCTTTTGACTCCAATGTTATACTTTTGTTAACTTTTTTTGTAAAAAAGCTAACATTTTTTATAAAAAAGCTAACATTTTTTACTAATTTTTACTTCATTTTGACACTTTTTATAGACCTTTTTGTGTCTTTTTTACCTCTTTTTTCAGTCTTTTTTATTACTTTTTTATGTTTTCCAAAGCTTTCTTTTTATCTTCTTCAGTAAAATCTTTAAATACATCACTAATCAAAGCATTAATATCAGTGTCTCCCTCATTGTTTGTAAGCATTACTTGAATCTTTAAAAGTTGCTCTATTGCCCACTGTTTGTCATAAGTAGTGATAACTTTACTTCCTCTGTCTGTTTCCTTATAGTCCTTAATTACTCTTCTTTGCTCTGGAGTCAAGTCCTTTTTATCCTTTAAGAAAATATGCTGAACTGGCTCATCTTCAAAGCTTCCATCAGCTTTTTTAACCGTTTTTGTAGTAGTAATTTGATAACTTAAATCTGTTGTATCTGTATGTATAATATCTAATAGGAACTTAATAATATCAGGAAGTCCATTGTCTAAACCTGTCTCTGTAAGCTCTTGTTCCTGTTTTCTTATTTCTTTTTGTATCAATTCATCTTTTAAAAGTTTAGAAGCAGACGCTCTTGTAGAAGCTTTTGTCTCTTCTACTTTAAATGCCATAGCATAGGCTTTTGTAGCATTTCTGAAATTCTTAACATACTCTTCACAGAATGCTATATGTTTGCTATTTAACTTCTTAAGCATAACAGTATCTCCTTTATTGTTTTTTCTTTTATATTCTTATTTTATGCTTTTTCTTTTCTTTTATATATCTTTTATTATTCTTTTATGATGTTTGATTTTGTCAGAATATGCTTGAATAATGGTTGATAAGGCGGCTTTTTGATTTGAGATTAATTGAAATATATAGTAATAACTGTAATTAATTGCTTAATTAATTGAATGAAAAGTTGAAGAAATGGCTTAAAATGGCTCTTTCTTATGAGTCCCTGGGTTGATTTTCCTTTTATTTTTTGAAAATTTTTTAGGGACTGAAAGCCTCCAGCTCCCACCGCAAAAACACTAAGCCCCTCCACTTTCCCACTGTAAAGCGTTAAAGTCTTTTTCCTCCTCTATATCTTGTATATATCTCTCATATTTCTACTATATCTAGTACCCAATATATAGTGCTTTTTTGCTCTCTTGTGTCTATATATAGTAGTTGTGTTGTTCTGTCATTTTCTGACATTTTCAAACATTTGTGAGTATGAGTCCCGCGTATGCTCTTTTTCTTTTATTGTTCTTTTTGTTTTTCTTTTTATTTTCTTGCAACATAAGTTGCAACAAATGTTGCAACAACTAACAAAAAGAAAAAAATAGAAAAATGGAAGAAGAACAAAAACAAACAAAAGAAAAAAATAGAAAAATGGAAGAAGTAGAAGTGGATGCGTAAGGGGTTTATAGATAAAAAAGAACAAAAAAAAGAGAGAGCG